AACCACATATTACAATTGCAGTAAATCGTATTGAAGGTGGAAAACCATATATGTCAAATAAACTTACTGATTGGAAATCAATTGGCAGACCATTATTATTAACCGGAAAAGTAACTGAAATAAGTAAATGATATGATAACTGACGAAGAAGTACATGATTTTGATAAAGATAATAAAGAAAGCAGAAGATTAGAAATGCTTGTGGTTGCAGATATTCAAAAAAAGAAATATGCTTCTGCGCATAAATATGAGCCAGATAATTCAGATGGTGATATTTTTATTGATGAAATTAATGAAGGTATTGAAGTTAAAAATGATATTATGGCAGCAAAAACTCATAATATTTGTATTGAAATTGGACAAACACTTAAAGACTCAGAAGGTGAAACAGTACCTTCGGGTTTATTAAAAACTAAATTTAAATTTTGGATGCAATTTGACCAAATTAAATGGAATTTTGCTTATACTGCTAGAATAAAAAAAATGTATTATTGGTATCTTGATGCAAAGAAAAAATATGTCGAAACACTTAGTTCAAGTACCTTAACTGGTGAAGAACTTACAAAGTTGGAACGTGATTTAAGAGAAAAGTTAATGGGAATGCAAATAAAATATCGAGTGCGAGAAAACCAAAAAAATGGTGTAGTAAAATTAATGGATTTATTTTTAGTTCCACAAAAGATATTTCAAAAAATTTGTTTAGAGGTTGAAACATTAGAGAATATGACGTATAAGGATTTAATTTAAAATCTCTGAAAATAATTTATATTTTCTTTCTAATGAAAAATCATTATTCTCATACATTTTATTATATATTTTAATTAAATCAGACTTTTTTGATTTTTTATATCTATAAATTATTGTATTATTTTTTGTTGCTACAACACTTAGTTTTGTATTAATAATTTTTAGTAATGACATTTGTTTTTGAATCATTATCATTAATTTTTCTGCGGCAATAATTGAAAAAACATATTTATTTTTATCTTTGGTTATACAACCATCACCATCAAATAATCCTCTAAAAAACGACCAAAAATATTTTTCATCTATTTTGGGATATTCTGAGGTAAAAGATTTTTTTTGTCTTACATTTAAATCAATCAAGTCTTGAATCATTTTATTTGATGAAATTTGAATGGAATATCTTATAGATATTTTATTGGTTCTTTTATCAAGTATTTCATATTTTCCCAATTTATGTTCAGATTTTAATTCTTCTTTGAAGAATTTTACCATTTCAAAATCTTTGGATGTAAAAGTTAGTTTACCTATTTTTTCATCGACATATCCATCAGAAACAATAAGACCTAATATATATGCTTTATTATTGTTATTAATTTCCTTAAAATAATTAATATCAACAGCATGTCTTCTACCATTACCGTCATGGGATTTATTATCTAAAACATATCCATATTTTCTTAAACGATTACCTATGGTACTCCAAGATACTTTTCCAATAACATTAGCAATTTTAGTTAAAGAGTATTTATTAATAAAATAATATTCTGCAATTTGATTAATATTTAAATTTTTCATAAATTGATATTTTATTATAAATACTAAAGTTAGTATGAAATGATTACGAGAGACCTAAATAAAATTAAACGACTATGTGCATTTGACTTTGATGATACTCTTTCAAATTCTCCACATCCTGAAGAAGGTAAAGAAATCTGGAAAGAAAAAACCGGACAGGAATTTCCATATACTGGTTGGTGGAGCAAACCTGAAAGTCTTGATACTAATGTATTTAATATCACTATGTTTGAAAACATAAAATCAATACTAACTAAAGAAGGCAATAGTCCTGATACATATGTTGTCATTTTAACTTCACGATTGGAAAGATTACGTCCGCAAATTCAAGCAATATTGGATGTCAATAATGTTCATGTTGACAGACTTGACATGAGAGCAGATGAAAAACAAACAGAAAAGGGAGAAAAAATATTGAAGTATATTAGTGAATTTCCTGATTTAGAAGAGATTGATGTTTATGATGATAAAGAATCAAATATTTTATCATATAAACAAATCGAAGACAAAATTCCAAGTACAATAACTTTTCAAATATTTTATTCAAATAACGGTAATGTAAGATTGATGGAGGCTTCGGATAAAATAATTGATATCATTGATGAAGAAATTCAGAATTTTATTAATGAAAAAAATTATGTATATCATGGAACATATGATGGTGCTGGTCATAGTATACAACGTGATGGCAAAATGAAAATTAATGCAGCAAATAACAATGAACCATTTATTTCATTTACAAGCAAACCAAATACTGCAAAATATTATGCAGATATGAAAGGTGGGTCAATCAGAGGTATTGTATTAAGAACTAAATTAACCGATAATTTTCAATCATCACCAAAGTATAAAAAAAATGATGGATATGAATGGATAACATTAAAGGAAATACCTATTGATGAATTAGAAATTAATACGGAATATGGTTGGATTCCATTGAATGATTGGGATTTTATCGATAAAAAAGTTAAATTATAAAAGTCTTGTATTTGTAAAATTAAAATCATAATTTTACAAAAAATTTAAAAATTTATGAAAAAACTATTAACAGTATTGTTTATGTTAATATTGTTAGCATTTACATTAAATGCGCAAACAATTTTAACTGTTGACCTTCATATTGCTGGAACAGGCGGGGCAATCACAATTACAAATAATAAAGGAACATTACAAATGACTGTAATTGATGTTGAACCTTCAAATGCTACAAATCAAACGGTTAATTGGTCTGTTATTAATGGAACAGGAACTGCTACAATAAGTTATTCAGGTCTTTTAACTGCTTATACAAATGGTACTGTGACTGTTTGGGCACGTGCTAATGATGGTAGTGGTGCTTATGATTTTAAACAAATAACACTTTCTAATCAAACTGGACCTGCATTAACAGATGTATCAAGTGTGATTCAATTTGTTATCAATAAAAATCCTAATATTATAACTAATGTTAAGGGCATAAACGGAATTAAATATTATAATAATATTTTTTATAGTACTAAAGCAATAGCAGATAATCCTTCAGGAACTGGTATTATTGACGTAAATCAGACTTCCGATACAACACAAATAACTGCAGGAGTAAAAATTTATAATAATATTTTTTATACTGTAAACCAAATACCAAATATTAGATTAGTTGATATTAATTCTTTAATTAATTTTGAATCTGATTATAATATTTTTTATTGTGAAGCAGGTACTCCAATATTTACATATCTTGGAGTTCAAAAAACATTTGCTGATTGGCAAGCAATAGGATATGATAGACATTCAATTATAGTTAATCCAAAATTTAAATAAAATAATATGAAAAAGTTTTTAGCAATTTTGCTATTTTTATTTGTCAGTTTGGCAATTAAAGCAACTGAATATTATGTTACTACCCCCGCAAATGGTGGTAAAGATACTAATACCGGACTTATCGGTTTTCCTTTTGCAACATTAAATTATGCTTCTCTTCATGTACCCGCAGGAACTAATACAATTCATGTTGGTGCAGGAGTATTCAATGAAGGAATTAATCGAATTAAATTTGCTGAAGGAGTTTCACTTGTAGGAGCAGGTATTATACCACCAGTAACAGAAGTAATATCAAGTTATGTTGGTGATAGTTTAACATTAGGTTCTTTTGTATTTAGTAGTTCTGCACAAGGAACAAATGGAAATCAAAGTGTATCAAATATATGGTTTGACGGTAGTTCAATTACTGCAAATTTAGCAATATTTGTAGAAAGAAGAAGTAATGTAGTTATATACAATTGTAAATTTACCAATTTTAAATATAGTGCTATTACAATGGTTGGTGGTGCAGATATGATGACTGAACCAACAACATATGCAACAGGAAATCAGATATATAACGATACAATTAATAATTGTACTGGATATTATGGTACTGCTACTCGTGGTGCTATTGAAATTGTTGGTCAATTAGGAATTAAAATATATAATAATTATTTTAATCAAAAACAAAGAGTTGTTGGAAATGAAGTATTTGTACAGGGTGTTAGTACTTTTAATAAATTAATGGATATACATGATAATTATGTAAATAAATTACTTTTAAGTAATGTAGTTACACCTACTGATTTTCATTTGCAAACCACTTCTCCTGCTATTAGTGCAGGTAATCCAACAGCAGGACAAACGACTACCGATGCTGGTGGTAATCCAATAAAAAATCCTCCAAGTATTGGTGCTTATGAATATTATGCTGTTGTACCAACAGTTTCAACAGTAGCAGCAACTAATATTTCAAATACAACTGCAACATCAGGAAGACTGTTTGTTGCTGATGGTGGTAGTAATATTGCAATGAGTGGTGTTTGTTGGAACACAACGGGTAATCCGACAATTACTGATTCACATACAAGTGATGGTTCAATTAGTCCATTTGGTGTTCCTAACATCATATCAAATATAACAGGATTGGTACAAGGTACTTTGTATCACGTTAGAGCATATGCAACAAATCTTACTGGCACAGGATATGGAAATGATTTAACTTTTACTACTTCAGGAACAGGTATTGTAGTAATACCAACGGTTATTACAACAACAGTAACAAATATTGCACAGATAACAGCAACGTCAGGTGGTAATATAACTTCTGATGGTGGTGCAACAGTAACAGCAAGGGGTGTTTGTTGGACAACAACGGCTAATCCTACAATTGCTAATTCTAAAACTTCTGACGGTACAGGAACAGGTACATATACAAGTTCATTAACCGGATTATTGGCTAATACTTTATATCATGTTCGTGCATATGCAACAAATAGTGCTGGCACAGGATATGGGTCGGATACACAATTTACAACAACCCCAAATGCCACTATCCCTATATTAACGACAGCTGCAATAACTAATATTACAACTTCAAGTGCTACTAGTGGTGGCGATATAATAACTAATGGTGGTTCCGGTATTATAGTCGATGGAGTATGTTGGTCAACTAGTATAAATCCAACATTATTAAATTTATATACATCGAATGGCGTTGTACCGTGGGTTAGTTCTATTATTGGTTTGACAGCAAACACGACTTATCACGTAAGAGCATATGCAACTAATGATATTGGCACAGGATATGGGTCAGATATACAATTTACAACATTAGCAAATCCAGTGTTACCAACAGTTACTACAACGGCAATAACAAATATTGCACAAGCAACTGCAACTGGTGGTGGTAATGTAGCTTCTGATGGTGGTTCTGCTGTAACATCCAAAGGTGTATGCTGGGCAATAACAGCTAATCCTATTACGGCAAATAGTTTTACAAATGATGGTACGGGTACAGGTGCATATACAAGTTCATTAACAGGATTAATCGCAAACACAACATATCATGTTAGAGCATATGTTACAAACAGTGTGGGTACGGTATACGGAAGTGATTTGGTATTTACAACATTACCAATTCCAGCAGTACTACCCACAGTCACAACAACAATAGTGACAGGTGTTGGAACTACAACAGCAACGGGTGGGGGAAATATAACGGCTGACGGAGGGGCAGGTGTAACAGCAAAAGGTGTATGTTATAATATAACTTCTTATCCGTCATTGATAAGTCCTCATACAATGGATGGAACAGGAACGGGTAGTTTTATAAGTTCATTAACAGGATTATCGGCAAATACAATTTACCATCTAAGGTCATATGCTACAAATTCAGTAGGTACGGCTTACGGGGCAGATGTACAGTTTACAACATTAGTAAATCCGGTATCACCTATAGTTACTACAACAATATTAACAGTAATAACACAAACTACAGCAACGTCAGGTGGTAATGTAGCTTCTGATGGTGGTGCTTCAGTAACTGCTCGTGGCGTTTGTTGGGCAATTACTCCTAATCCTACTACAGCCAATTCTTTAACAAATGATGGTACAGGTACGGGCGTATATACAAGTTCATTAACCGGATTATTGACAAATACTTTATATCATGTTCGTGCTTATGCAACAAATAGTGCTGGTACTGGATATGGAAGTGATAATACATTTACAACATTGAATAATGCTGTATTAGCAACAGTATCTACAACTCCAGTAACAAATGTTGCAAAAACAACAACAACATCAGGTGGTAATGTAACTTCTGATGGTGGTGGTACGGTAATACAGAGGGGCGTATGTTGGTCAACAGTAGCTAATCCTACGATTGCTAATAGCAGAACTTTTGACAGTTATGGCACAGGTTTATATGTTTCAAACATTACTGGATTAACCAAAAGTACCAATTATTATGTTCGTGCTTATGCTACAAATAGTACGGGTACTTCATATGGTGTTGATATAGCATTCAGAACAGATGATGTACCAACAGTTATAACAGCAGGAACAACAAATAAATTACAAACATCAGTAACATCGGGTGGTAATGTAACTAATGATGATAGTCTTGCTGTAACTGCAAAGGGTGTATGCTGGGCAAAAACAATTAATCCTACTGTTGATAGTTTACATACTGTTGATGGTGCAGGATTAGGAAAATATGTAAGTCAGATAACAGGATTAACTTCTAATACCCGATATCATGTACGTGCTTATGCCACAAATGCAGCAGGTACTGGATATGGAGTTGATTTTCTGTTTACAACAGCATCAAATCCTGTAGTACTACCAACAGTGATAACAAGTGTTTCAAGTAGTATCACTTGGACCGCACAATTTGTATTTGGAGGTACTGGTGGCTCAAATATTAAATTAGCTTGTACTGGAAATATTACTGATACTGGTGGTGGTCCAATTACAGCAAAAGGTATTTGTTGGGGTACTTCATCAAATCCCACTACTTCCAATCATTATGTTTATGATAATACACCAAATACTGGTATTGGTACATTTACTGTAAATATAGGTGCTTTATCACCACATACATTATATCATATCAGAGCATTTACAAAAAATGCTGCAGGTACTGGTTATGGAAATGATATTACAATTACAACACCAGATTATCTGATACAAGGAAATTAAATTTTTAAAACCTCTGTATTTATAGTAAAATTTGTACTATGATTGACATGAGGCATAAACCATATTTTCTTCCTCAAATTAATGCTCCTGCAGATGCAGTAGTAAAAAAACTTGAAGAAGAAAATGTGGATTATGAATATATCCAAGCTGACCCCAATGAATTAAATCCTTCACAAGGTTTTACTTTTTCCGATGATGTAGGAACAGTAAAACTTGATGATAAAAATCCTGTTTGGCTTGACCAAGATAATAATATTCTTGATGGTCATCATCGTTATGTTCGTGCATTATTGGATGAAGTGCCTTTAACGGCAGTTAAAATTGATATGAATAGTAAGGATGCCTGTAGAATTTTAAATAAAATACAGGATGTTTATGATTACGAACAGCAACAACAACTTGAAGAAGTTGAAATGCAGGATGCAATCAATGCTAATAATCAGGCAAATGGTGGTGTTAGTTATAATGAATTTTTGAATAGTCTTGAAGAAAATAATGCTGCTATTCAAACCGAAAAATCAACTAAAAATGATAAAAAAATAATTGCATATCGTAGAGAACCAATTAAAGAAAATTCTGTCGTTGGAAATTTCTTTCTTTTAAAACCTATTGATGGTTTTGATAAATATGAAATTGATTTTGAAAATTTACTTGATACTAATGAATTAGGCATTACTTATAAAGATAGTCAAATACCTGCAGAAATTTTAGCAAAAATTTGGTTTCCACATGTGAATTTTGAAAAATTAAGTGAAGAATATGATATACCTTCTTTAAATTTAAAAAATAAAGCTATTGCCGAAAAAGCACAAACACTTGGCTATGACGGTATTAAATATGGCGATACATTAATACAAGGATTAAAATAATATTATTATGACAAACTATAAAATTACAAATATAACGAATACCACAGGTAAACGAAGTATAAGATTCAATTCAACATTGGATATTGAATATGTTGATAAAATGCAAAAAAAAATTATTCAGGTTGAACCCGGAGAAACAGTCTTTTTAAAAATTCATACATTACCATTATCTGTTCATAAATTAAGGGTAAGAAAATTAATTAATGTTGTTGAAATTACTGATGTTGAATTAAAAAATAGCATGAATAATAAACCTGTTTATTTGCCACCAGTAATCGAAATTCCTGAAAAAGTTCGGATAAAAGTTGATACAACGGAAAAAAGAAAAATAGTAACCAAAAAGCCTGAAACCAAATATGAATCCAAATTTATAAGTAAAACAGAAACTAAACCTGTTGAAAATTAATAATATAATTTAATTAATATTTATAGAGCCAACCAAAAGTTGGCTTTATTTTTAAAAAGTCTTTCATCTTTCCGGACTTTCCCTTAATTTTATAATTAATTATAGTAATTTATTAAAAAATATACTTTTCTCTAAAAATAATGTATTTATATAAAAATTATAGTATTTGTTATGGACGGAAAAATTAGAATATTGTTTTATAATCTCGATGGTGCTGGGGTAAACTATTTCAGAACATTAACTCCTGCACAAGAACTTGAAATGAATCATTCAGAAGAATTTTATTGTGAAATTAATCCCGAAATAGATTTAAATGACCCTAAAATAATTGATTACTTAAAAACATTTCATATAATACACTATCACCGTCAATTTTTGCAGGATTCTCAAAAAATGCTTGCTTTATCAAAAGAATTAAAAAAATTTGGAACTATATTAATAGTTGATATAGATGACTATTGGGAATTACATAAAAATCACCCTTTTTATAGTTTAAGTAAAGAGAAAAAAATGCATGTTCCAATTATTGAGAATTTGAAAATTGCTGATTATGTTACAACAACAACAGATTTATTTGCAGATGCAATTCGCAATATAACATTAAAAGATAATGTTGGTGTATTTTATAATTCGATTGACCCATTATGGATGAAACAATTTCAAAATAATTGGAAACCTGATTCGAATGGTTTGATAAGGATTACATATATGGCAGGAAGTTCACATATGGGTGACGTTGAACAGCTTAAAGGGGTAATGAATGTATTACATAATGACCCAGACTTACAAGGTAAATTTAAAATGATTATTGCCGGATGGGATACTGAAGGTAATACTACCGATATAACATTCAATCAGGAATTTGGTGATGAATTACAAAAAATTGGTTTATGGACATTGAGTAATGTTAAAATCATTAATAAAACTCGTGGTAATGTGGATATGATACCAAAATTACCACAGGAATTAAAGGACAAATATAGAGGTAAAGTTTTTACTCAAAATCAAAGAGATATTAAGTCAGAAGAAAGCGTGTATTTGATGTATGAAAAAATCTTAACGGATAATTATAATAATATTGATAATCAAGATTATAAACAATGGTTAATGAATTTTGAGAGAAATGTTAAATATGATAATGAAAATAATTATTGCAGACGTTGGACGCAAAAAGCCAATACATATGCAACGGTTCTTGATGAAACTGATATTGTTATAGCACCACTTGATGATAATCCATTCAACAGAATGAAATCAAATTTGAAACAGGTTGAATGTTGGACAAGAAAATTACCTATTGTTTGTTCAGGCATTCCACCATATAATGTTCATGGCAAACATATGGAAAATTGTATATTAATTCCTCCGGAAAAAAATGCTCGAAAATATTGGCAGAAGTATTTAAAGAAACTTATATTGGATGCTGACCTTCGTAAACGACTTGGTGAGCAACTATATGAAGACTTTAAAGATGAATATAATTTAGCAAACGTAACTAAAAAACGTGCAGAATTTTATAAAAATGCAGTTATGAAAACATTAGCAGTAGTTTAAAATTTAAAACAATGAAAATACCAAAACCCCAAAAAAGAAAGTCAAGATTATTTAGATTTTTTGCTGGTATCAGTGCAAAACTTTCCAGCAGATATGTTAAAAATTGTCATCCGTCATTTATGACATATATTAATAATGTTCAAAATCTTGCAACCGTATCAATCGGAAAAGATATGTATTCAAAAAGATATCGTCAAATCATGAAAATTTTGAATAGCGATAAATATAAAAAATATTTTTATGCTTCGGTAAATTATAAACGAAACGTAAAACCACTAATTATACAGCAAAAATGGTATATTGAAGCATTTGATAAAATAGTTTATTTTTTATCAAAAGCATATGTATTTCTTTTTGAAAAAGAATTATATAAAAAAATTAAATATTTTGAAACTACTTCAAAAGGTTTTATTGCTTTATCGGCAAGAGTAGATGATTATATTGCTAAAACTACTCCAAGAAGAAGGCTTTCAAGAATGCAGGCACTTGGAATTATTTCGGATGAAACGTTTCAGGAAGATTTTAACATTATGTACAATAGAATACCAAATGACATAGTTGAAGGTCGTAGAGAAGAAAAATCAAAAATTATGTATTTGCATAATGGTGAACAAAAATTACCTGATGATATATTAAAATTACTTCAAACACCAGAAAAGCCTATTAATCAATGAATAATTATATTAAACAATTTAGACCATTAACATCAGAAGATGTTGAAATTATTAGCAAAAATCAGGGTAACGCTAAAGATATTTGCGTTATGTTACAAAAAGAATTAGTCACCGACCCAGAAATCAAAACAATGGATTTGGTGGTTCAAATAATACCACAAGCAAATACATTGGTAATGGGATATTATATATTACCACAAACTCTTTTTACTAAAGACGGTATTCCACAATTAATGACTAAAGAAGTGTACCTTGCACACATGAACGAAACCGAAGAAACACCAACAATTGATTTTCCGTTACCTACAGTTGAGGAAGTACAGGAAAAAATTGTAAAATCTTTAAGTAATACGAATTGGATAACAAGATATTCAGCAATTAGGATGATTGACTATGTTATATTACCCACACTTGGTAGTGAAGCGGATATTAAATTTTGGGAAGGAATTTCTGATATGTTAAAACAACAAGAAAAATCTTAAAATAAATATAGCTTTTTAAGAAATCTTAAAGTATTTATTGCAAAATGAATTTATGAAATATAATAAATCAATATTTGTTGAGAAAGCAAATATTAAATATAATAATAAATATGATTATTCTTTAACCGAATATATTAATAATAAACATAAAATTAAAATAATATGTCCGGTACATGGATTGTTTGTAACAACGCCAGAACGTCACTTATTGAAAGTTGAATGTCCAATTTGTTCTGGAGATAAATTAGATACTAATGAAGCATTAAAAAGATTTATAAATATACATGGTAATAAATATGATTATTCATTAGTTAATTATATAAATTATAAAACAAAAGTAAAAATAATTTGTAAAGAACATGGAATTTTTGAACAAACACCTGCTAGTCATATATCAGGAAAAGGGTGTTCTAAATGTGCAATTAATTTTCGGGCAGATAAGAAAACATTTACTACAAAATTTTATATTGAAAAGGCAAATAAAAAACATAATTATAAATATGATTATTCTTTAGTAAATTATGTTCATAGTCAAAAGAAAATTATAATAATATGCCCAGAGCATGGAATTTTTGAGCAACAAGCAAATAGGCATTTATTGGGACAAGAATGTCCATTATGTCAACATAAAAAACATTCGGAAGAATTATTATCAAATAAAATTGATTTTATAAAAAAAGCAGAAATTGTTCATAATCACAAATATGATTATTCGTTAGTAAATTATACTCATAGTCAAAAGAAAATCATAATAGTATGTCCAAAACATGGTGAATTTAAGCAACGACCATCAAGTCATTTAATGGGACAAGGATGTATTGTATGTTCTGAATCTAAGGGTGAAAAAGAAATAAGACAAATTTTAGAAAAAAATAACATTGAATATATTACACAAAAAACCTTTGATAAGTGTAAAGGTAAAGTACGAAAATTACCTTTTGATTTTTATCTTCCTCAAAATAATACATTAATTGAATATAATGGTGAACAACACTATATGTCAGTTAAATGTTTTGGAGGCACAAAAACATTTGAACGAATTAAAAAATGTGATGAAATAAAAAAAGCCTTTGCAAAGGACAATAATTTACATTTAATAGAAATAAAATATGATTCCATCGAAAATATTGAAAATATTCTTATCAATGAAAAAATTTTTTAAATTGATATTTGTTTGGGTTTATATTAAAATTCATACAATTATAATTAATATTTCTTTAGCATTATATCATAGCGAAAAAGAGATACTTAAAGCTGACCCAAATGATTTAACTGAAAAAGATAAAAAAAATCAGAGAATGATGCATCGAAATCCATTTGTTGAAATGATGCTAAGTGGAGTAAGACAAGAAAAATTAATTAGTGATTATTATGAAATTTTAAAAAAAGCCGATAAGTTCATACGTAATGCAACACCACGTCAAATGGCAGTTGCTGCAGATAAATATGGTACAAGTTATGGTATGAAGGACCAATATGGGAGAACATTTGAGCATTATGGTTTCTTTGATGAAAAACATAAAAATGCTGGAAAAACACTTGCTGAAGTTCTTGAAAAAGAATATGATGAAAGGCGTACCAAAGATGATGATTTGGAATTAATATATATTTTTAATAATAAACCAATTATGGCGGGTATGGCAAAATTTTATGATGCTATTGAAAAATCAAAAACCGATAATACTCAATTTGAAGTTACAGCAGTAAAATCTTTAGAATTTCCGCTTAAGATTGAACGTGAAAATAAAGATGTTACAAATAAAATCGAACAACTTACAGAATTTTTACATATTAAAAAAATTGGTTTTGAGTATAGGCAATTAGAATTTTTTATACCTTTAAAATTCCATACAATCAAACTTTCGGAAGGTTCTGAAATTTTTAAAGAAATTATCAATATTAAAGAAGTTTATATAAGGGATGAATACGGTCAGTTACATGGCTTTGCAATATTAAAATATTTAAAAAGAATAAATTATAAAGATACTCATGAGGTATTTAAATTTGAAGGAATTGAAATGGAAATTGTGGGTATACATTAAAACTAATTATTATGTCAAAATTTTTAGATGATTTAAAAAATTCTGTTGAATCCGGAGAATTTAATTCCGAAGCAGCAAAAAAAATTATTGAGGTTGATAAACTTGCTGATTCAGTAAGTGGTACAACAGCACTTGAAGAATTACAAGAAAAAGTGGGTGTTAAATCAGTTACTGATGAAGAAGTCGGAACACTAAATTCCACGTATGTAAAGAAAATGGAAGAAATTAATAAACTGGATATTGCTAATAAACAATTAGCAATGCTTATTGATATGGAAGATATGGTAAAAATGAGTATTGGTGATTTAATGTCATATGTAACTCATGTTGAAATTGAAATGGAAAAAGAGTTAAAAGAAAATTCAATTTTTAATGATTTATCATTAAAAATTGAAGAAATTAAAAATCATTATAAATAATCTATTAAAAAGAAAATTATGGCAAAAATTGAAAAAGCATCAGATGAAGTAAAAACCCTTTTTGAAAAAGTGCGTGAACAAACCACAATTCCTCAATGGGTTGAAATTGAAGTTTATTGTAATAATAAACAAAAAAAAGACTCTTGTAAACTTTTTAAATCAAGTGACATTGTTGAAGTAATGAGTGAAGGAAAAAACTTTGCGGTAATTATTAATGAAGTAATTTTTTGTGAATTACCAGAAGATATGCAAAAATTAGCAATTGATGAATGTCTTGCTGGGGTAGGCATTAATGATAAAGATGTTTTATCAAAAAATCCACCGGATGTTTGTACTCATAGTGGTGTATTACAAAAATATGGACATGACCCAATAATTGTAATGCATGAATCAATTAAAAGTCTTTACGATACTCAAAAACAAAGAGAAGCTGAAGAAAAAGCTGCGAAAAAAGGTAAGCGTGACAGAAAAAAAACAGAAGTATTAGTATAATTTTAATATAAATTAATACAAATCCCGGTGATGAGCCGGGATTTTTTTGTTTATAAGTATTTATAGAAAATCTTATATAATGATTACATATAATATCAAATTTCCTTTGACAGATGATTTTAGTACAAATAGGTATTTTTTAATGACTCAAGTAACTAAAGATGCATTTAGTTCTGATTTATTATTATTACTACTCACACAAAAGGGAGAACGATATTATGAACCAGATTTTGGTACAAATTTATTGAAATATATTTTTGAACCAAATGATGTTTTAAATGCAACCAATGTAGAAGAAGAAATAAAAAACACAGTCTCAGCATATATTCCAAATTTAAAAGTTAATAAAATAAATTTTAATTGGGGCGTTGATGACCAAGGTAATATAATTTCTGAAAATCAATTAAATGTGAATATTCAATTTACATATACTGAAGATAGTTTTTCAGAACAAGGTGAAGTTGATTTAAATTTTTAAACTATAATATATGGCAACAGATACAACAACAAATATCATACAATTCGGAAGCAGAACTTTTGGTGAAATAAGAACTGATTTGATTGCATATATCCGTCAGGCTTATCCAGAAGTTTTATCTGACTTTACAGATAGTTCAGTAGGAGCAATGATGATAGACCTTAATGCGGGTGTTGGTAATAATTTAAGTATTAATACCGATAGGTCATTTCAGGAAACACAATTACAATATGCACAATTAAGGTCCTCACTATTAAATATTGCAAAAAATATGGGATTTAATATTCCTGGCAGAAGACCTTCAGTTACTGTAATAGATTTTAATGTAACAATACCTGTACTTGGTGACCGTCCCGATGCATCATACTATCCGACATTATCACCTGGAGCACAAGTACTTGGTGGTGGAAAAATATTCGAAACACAAAGTACTATTGATTGGAATTCTCCATATAGTACTTTAGGCGACCCCAATCGTTCAATTATACCATTTTTAGATTCAAATGGTGTTATTGTAAGTTATAGTGTCACCAAAAGAGAAGTAGTTATTAATGGTTCAACAAGTATATATAAAAAAATTATTAATGCTTCTGATGTTGTACCATTTTTTCAGGTAACACTTCCAGACCCCGATGTAATTGAAATTGAAAATGTTATTTTATTGGAAGGTACAAATTTTACAACAAATCCACCGCTTTCAGAATTTTATTCTGCTGATAATATTTATTATGAAGTGGATTATTTGGCACAACAAAGAGTTCTTGTTGAAAACGTAAATAGTTCTGTTAGTTCCACAAATTCTACTGGTGGTACATTGGGAATAAAGGCAGCACGTTGGATTGATGTTACAAAAAAATTCATAAAAGAATATACTCCAAACGGTTTTTGTGTATTAACTTTTGGCTCTGGTGATGCCGATGCTGATGCTTTTAAAAGTGGTTTTATTAAAGTTGGTGTAACTAATGCCGATTTCCTTGATAATTTTTTAAATAACACCGCACTTGGTGAAAAATTGAAATCAAATTATACATTATTTATACGATATCGTACTGGTGGTGGTATTAATTCCAATCTTGGTGCTGGAACACTTACATCACTTGGTGGATATACTTTAAATGTTCAGGGTTCACGTCAGGATTTTAATCAATCGGTACAAAGAAGTTTAACAGTTAATAATCCAATCCCCGCAATTGGTGGTAATGATGGATTGAGTGTTGAACAAATAAGACAGTTAATAAAATATAATTTTGCTTCACAGGATAGAGATGTTGGTTTAACCGATTATTTATTGCAATTATATAAAATGCCCGGACAATTTGGTTCACCTTTCAGAGCAAATTCATTTAAATTAAATAATAAAATTGTTTTATCAGTATTAGGTATTGGTACTGATGGTAAATTATCAAATAGTAGTACCAGTTTGTTAAAAGAAAATATTGCCGAATATCTTACTGAATATCGTATGGTAAATGATTATATTGAAGTACGGGACGGTAAGATATATAATCTTGCTTTAACCATTGATGTATATGTGGCAAACATTGCTGATAATCAAATTGCTAATAGTATTATTACTCTGGTTACAAATTTCTTTGATATTAATAATCATCAAATGGATGAAAATATATTTCTTGGACCATTGCAAACAGAAATACTTACAGCAAATGGTGTTATTAACGTGATTGATATCATTGTATATAACAAAGTAGGTGGACAATATTCAAATAACACAATTTCCCAAGAAATAGTAGACCCAGCAACAGGTGAAATTCAAATAATTAATAATACCATTTATTCAACTGAAGATGGTATGTTTGAGGTGAAGTACCCCCAGACAGATATTAAGGTTTATTTACGTAAATCAGTAGTATAATCAATGAAAAAACTATTAACAAATGAATTTATTGAAAGAGCAAAAAATATTCATAACAATAAATATGATTATACTAATACTGTTTATATAACTGCAAGAAATAAAGTAAATATTATTTGCCCACAACATGGTATTTTTACTCAAAGACCTTATGACCATTTAAATGGTTGCGGATGTAAAAAATGTGTAGGATTAAATTGTAAAACTAATGATGAATTTATTAATGAATCAAAAAAAATATTTGATGATATTTTTTATTATGATAAAACAAATTACAGTACTTCTCAAAAACATGTAATTATTACTTGTAAAATACATGGTGATTTTAAAGTTACGCCAAATAATCATTTATCAAAAAAACAAGGTTGTTCTGTTTGTAGAGAATCAAAAGGCGAAAAAAAAATAAGTGAAATATTAAGTAAATTTAACATTGCATTTATTAGAGAAAAAACTTTTCAAAATTGTGTTGGAAAAAGAAGAAAGTTACCATTTGATTTTTATTTGCCCAATCAAAATTTAGTGATTGAATATGATGGTATACATCATTTTGAAGCGGTTAATGCCTTTGGTGGAGAAAATGGGTTTAAAACAGTTCAGCAAAATGATAAAAGAAAAGGTGAATTTTTAAAAGAAAATAACATAAATTTATTAAGAATACCATATCATCAATATGATAATATTGAAATAATTTTAAGTGAGAAAGTTACATAATGGAATACATAAAAAAAACAATATTACGACTAACCACAACAGGAACAACAACTGGTTGCACTGGTACATGTAGGGTTATTATTCCTGTTACTGA